GTCGCCGCCCACGCGGCGCGGCATTCGGTGCAACGGCATCGGTGGTTCGTGTACCCGCCGGTCGTGCCGTGGCGGGGGTCCCCGTCGCCAGCAACCATTGGACGCTTCTGCCGGCTCATCGCGGCCTCCGGACCGGGCGCGGGCACGTCGCGTGGTGGGCTAGGTGCAGGCGGCCCTGTCGGCCGAACCGACCGGCGACGGGGAGAACGGTCGACACGATCTGGCCGTCGTGGCGGCGCGACAGCTGGATGGTGCCGTCGGCGGCCGGCTCGGCGTCGACGGGCTGCCGCTTGCCCTGCGAGGCGGTGACCGTCCAGATGATCGGTGCCGAGCAGCTCGGGCACGGGCTCGTCGGGAAGGTCGTCATGACGCACGCCCCAGTGCGTCCCAGCCGGCCTCAGTGAGTCGCCAGTCGGTTCCCTGCTCCTTGATCCAGCCGGCCTGCTCCGCCTCCCGTACGCGGGCGGTGACGGTAACCCGGTCCTGCCACGACGTGGGCGCGTCGGGGAACAGCACCGCCACGAAGCAGTCCGCGGTGTAATCGGTGATGACCTGGCCGTTCGCGACGGCGGCCAGCAGCTCGCGGCGGGTCCGCGTCGGGTACAGGCTCACGACGCACCGCCGAGCGTGTACACCCGGATGAGCGCGCCGGGCACCGTCAGGGCGTCGACGTCCTCGCCGGCGTACACCTTCGCCAGGCGCCCGTACTCCACGACCCGGGCGTCGTCCCGCCACACGCCGGCCGACGTCAACGCGTCCTCCGTCGACCGGGCGAGCTTCGACAGGTCCGGCGGGCTGTGCGGGCGCCGCGGCGCCGAGTCGCGCAGCAGGTGCGCGTTCCGCCCGGTCCTGTAGTGCGACGCCGGCCGGGTCGTGGTGAACACCATGTCGACGACGAGCGGCCCGTCGAGCGGCACCCAGTCCGGGTGTTGCGCCAGCGCCTCGAGGGCGTCGCCGCGAACGTCGGTGCGCCACGGCTTGACGTACTTGGACGACTCGACCATCGCGCCGTTGCCCTTGCGCTCCTTGGAGCCCTGCGGCGCCGGCCGGCCGCGCACCACGATCGTCAGGATCGGATCCGTGCTCATCGGCCACCGTCCTGGCAACTGCAGGTGCGGCAGTGCTTAGTGGACCGCGCGGCGTTCTGGTTGCCCGCGCGAGCACCGACCGCCGAGCTGGCGACCTGGCCGGCCTGCGACGCGTGCGACCGCAGCCGCAGGTGTGCCTCCGTAACCGACATGCGGCCGCGCTCGACCTCCTGCTGCTCGGTCGGCGTCAACCGCAGCAGGTCGGTCCGGCCGCGTACCCACGCCGGCGACCGGCCGAGCATCGCGGCGATCTGCTCGCGGGTCAGCAGGTGCTCGAACATCAGCTTCTCGATCGTGCGGGCCTCGGTCATCGGGTCCAGCCGCGCCGAGTGCGACGCCAGGGCGACCTGCACGGCCAGGCGGGCCCGCTCGGACGGTTCGCCGCGCACGATCACTTCGACGTGCTCGACGCCGATCCGCTTGAGCGCGGCCAGGCGCCGGTGTCCGTCGAGGATCTGGTACTCGTCGCCGTCGACGGACACGATCAGCGGTTTGATCAGCCCGAGCGTCTTGATGGACAGCGCGAGCTCCTCGATGTCGTCGAGGCGGACGCGGACGTTCGGGCCGGCGTGGACCCGGGCGACCGGGACGCGGACGAGGGTGGGCGGCTCAGCCATCGCACTCGTCCTCGGCGGGGCCGAGCAGGTCGCCGGCGTAAAGGTCGTCCAGGAGTCCGAGGAGCTGCTCGTCGCTGGTCAGGTCGCGCAGGTGCCCGTGCTCGGCGAGCGCGATGACGACGTTGACGAGCGGGTGGCGGGGCGGGTCGTAGACGGCGGCCGCGTCGCGGCCCTCGCGGGCGATGGTCTCGACCTCGTCGTACCAGCAGCCGCTGCGGTGGCCGCTCGGGTTGACCGGGCAGCCGCACACGATGAAGGTGCCCGCGCTCACGACGCACCGTCCGCCGGCTGCGCGACCTCGGGCCACGCCTCGTGGCCGCGGCCGGCGAGCTGTTCCGTCAGCCACGCCAACGGGGCCTCCATGGTGGTCGCCTTGACGACCAGGTCGATCAGCCCGGTCGCCTCCCGTTGGGTCAGGTCCTTCGCCGACGCAAGCTCCCGGCGGGCGTAGCGGCCGCACAGGTTGAGCCGCTCGGCCCGGTCCTCCACGCCGATCTCACCGAGGTGAATTGCGAGCTTCTGCATCTGCGGGGTGGTAGCCGCGCCGTCCTCGCCCGGCAGCGGAGGGCGCCCGCTGGCGGTGGGGCGCTGGGCGCGCTGAGCGGTCCGCCCGGCAGGCGGAGCGTCCCCGTCAGCGCGCTGCGGCCGGGGCCGTGCCGCGGCCCGCTGCGCGGTCTTCGGGCCGTCGCCCTCCGACAGCCGGGACTCGTCGTCCTCGTCGGCCGCCACGCCAACCAGCGCGGCGAGGCAGTAGCGGCGGGCGTAGGTGATCCGGCCGCCGATCATCTGGATGCCGCCCTCGCCGGAGATCGGGAACTCGCCGGCGAGGGACTCGCCCGACTCGTGCAGCAGCCGGTACCGGAGGCACATCTTGCCGTCGGACCCGGCGCCGGGCATGGCCACGAACGCCAGCCCGTGTTCGGTCAGGAGCGGGAGTACGCCGTCGGACAGGTTGGAGAGCGTGACGTAGCTGTAGGAGTAGGTCTCGCCGTTCTTCTGCGTGACGGTGACGGTGCGGTCGCGTTCGAGCTTCGGCAGGCGGGCCTGGACCTTGGCCAGCGCCGCGTTGAGGTGCGGGGTGCCGGTCTCAGCGTCCATCGGTCCCCTCCTCGGCCTTGGCCAGCACGTAGCGGGACGCGGTCGGCGGGAGGATGGGCGGGCCGACGAGGTCGCGGAGTCCGTTCTGGATCCGGGCGACCTCCTTGACGTAGAGGAAGTCGCGGTACACGTCGGCGTCGGTGATCAGCGGGACCAGCGAGTACCCGGTGGCGGTGAGGTGGATGCCGGCGGTGAAGTCGACGTCCGGCATGGCCAGGACGTCGCCGGTCTTGGGGTCGATGAGGTACTCGGAGTGCCGGTAGGGGGCCAACTGGAGGGCGACGTCGCCGAAGATGCCGGACCGGGAGGTCTTCCAGTCGAACAGGCCGCGCGAGTAGCCGTCGTCGTCGCGTCCGATGTGGTCGTACTCCGGCATGTCCGGGAGCAGCACGTCGGCGATCAGGTCGGTCGTGCCGACGTGGCGGTGCGTCTCGGAGTAGACGACCGCCTCGACGTACACCTGGCGAACGCTGAACTCGTCCAGGAACGCGACGCACGCGTCGACGTATCCGGCGAGCTCGTCAGGGACGGTGACGCGTTCGCCGGCGATGAGCCGCTCGGCCATCTTGTGGACCGCGGTGCCCTTGTTGGCTGCCGCGTCGCGCTTCTCGTACCGGCCGCCCTTCATCTTCTTGAGCCGCTCGGACGGGCCGAGCTTGCCCAGGTCGTCCCAGTTGTCCATGGCGTATTCGGCGGTGGCGTCGCCGGCCCAGTTGAGCAGCGCCGGCTTGGGCAGCCCGTCGCCGGTCAGGGTGGTGACGCCGGGCACTCGTTCGCCTCCGGCGTCGAGGTCGACGTACCAGTGGTTGCGGCCGTTGTTGCGGCGCACGATCTTCACGGGGAAGTCCTTTCAGCGGGGGTGGTTGTTTGGCGCCGCTGGTGTGCTCCGGGCAGGAACGCGTCCACGCTCCAGCCCAGCTCCGGCCGGCAGTGCACGCAGATCCGCGACGCCGCCATGGCGCACGAGCGGTGGATGTGCGGCCGCGGCTCGGGCTCGACGGCGGGCAGCATCGGGTCGTCGGTGGCCGGGGCGGCGGCGAGCTGGGTCTCGAGGTTGGCGACCTTGTCGTGCAGCTGGCGGTTCAGCTTGTACGCCTGGCTCAGCTCGTCGGCGCGCTCGCTCAGGAACCGGCGGGCCCGGGTGTGCCGTTCGGTCTCCCCGCGCAACTCGAGCACGGCGTCGTTGCGCTCGCGGCGCAGCTGCTCGCACTCAGCGCGGAGCTCGACGAGTGCGGTCTGTTCGGCGGTGGGCCGGCGGCGGAAGCTCCTCATCGGGTCACCGACCACACGCCCGTCGCGCCGTACGCGATGACGCCGGCGACGACGACGATGGCACCCATGACGGCCAGGAGCACGAGGCCGGCAACGCGGCCGGCAACGCGGCCGGCCCGGCTTACGACCGGCTCCGCCGCGGCCTTCGCCGGCGGTCGGGTGACCAGCTCGACGCGCCTGCGGTGCGCCTGGCGGCGCTGAACGTAGCGGACCCCGGCGAGCAGGGCCCCGGCGACGACCGGCGCGGTGACGGCGACCGCCGCCGCGGCGAGGGTGTTCACCGGACACGCTCCAGCGACCGCTCGCCGGCCGGCACCAGGGCGGTCGACGGCGGGCGCACGGTGCCCGTCCGGAACTTGGGCGCGGCCTCGATGCGGGGCATGTGCAGCGTCGCGGCGGGCTCGTCCAGCTTGAGCAGTCGACGGATGCGGGTGTTCGCTTCGGCGAGCCGGCGGGTCAGTCGCGCCGAGCGGCGCTCGACCGCCCGGCGGGCGCCGACCTGCTCGGCCAGGACGACGGCGAGGACGACCAGGGCGATGACGAGGACGATGACGGTGATGCCAAGGACGGTGACGAGGTTGACAAGTCCGGCGTTGGTCATAGCTGGCTCCAGGCGAGGATTTGCGGGTCGTTGATGTCGCGCCAGCGGCTGTCCAGGCGCCGGTAGTTCGCGGGGGCAGGCTGGTCGAAGACGGCGGCGTGACGAGGCGCCGCGCCGCGGTCCTCGGCCTCGCCGATGGCGGCGTGGCGGGGTGCGCTGGCCTGGCCGATCACGACGATCGGCGGGTCCTCGCCGGGGTACCGGTCGGCGAGGTAGAGCGCCAGGAACAGCAGACCCACGACGACGAGGGCGACGAAGATGGTGATGAGGAAGCGGCTCATGCTGTCCCTCCACTGCTGGGCTGGTTGGTTTCGTGGTCGGGCGTCCACCAGCAGCCCGGCAGGTGGTAGCCGGCGTCGCAGCCGATCGGCTGGCACGGCTCGGGCAGCTCGTCGACGGCCAGGTTCACGAGCACCAGACCGCCGAGCAGGCACTGCTCGCAGCAGTGGTCGCCGTCGGCCGAGCAGTAGAAGTCGTCGACGGGCGTGCACTGGAACGTGCGGCCGCACCGGTCGCAGGTGACCTGCTGCAGGGCGAACGACGGGCAGTTGGCGTGCGGGTCCGGCTCGGTCGGCACGAACGGGGCGTCCGCCCACGGATCGGCCATCACGCGCTCGCCCCGGGCAGCACCTCGGTGACCGGGCCGTACTGGGCGAGCATGCGGTCCTCAGCCACGTAGCCGAGCTGCACGGTGCTGCCGGCCCGGCAGAACTGCCAGGCCTGGCCAACCACGCGGCGCCACACGCCCGGGTCGCAGGCGTCCGAGTCGGTGACCGCCTGGACGTCGGTGGGGATGGCCTGGCCGGCCTTCCACGTGCGCGGCGTGCGCTCCGCCACCGGCAGCTCAATGCGGGTCAGCCCGAACCGCTTCACGCCGGCCGCGCCCCCGACCGGCACCGGCTGACCCGGCTCCAGGTCCGCCGCCACGTACTGCATGGCCCACTGCTTGCCGAACACGGCGATCATCTGCGCCCGCGTCGCATCGCACGTGCCATGCAGCTGCACGTAGGAGTTGCCGAGCGACTCGCCGGTGACCGGGTGCGTGTGGTTGGCGCCGAACGTGAAGAACCAGGGGCGCTCGACCTCGGCGGCCGGCTCGCCTTTCGGCTCCTCGGCCGGCAGCTGGTCGGTGCGGGCGGCGCTCTCCAGCCATCCGGTCACGAACATGGCGACGGTGCTCGGCGACGCGTCCGTCAGCGACCCGACGACCTCGTCGCCCACCAACCAGAGAGTGTCGTGCACAGCGAGCCGCAGGATCTGCGTGTCGTCGGCGGCGCGGATCTCCACCCACCACGCGCCCGTCGCGGCGCCCTCCACCACGTGCGTGGAGACGAACTCGTGAACGTCGAGCGCCTCGATCGCCGCCTGGAGCTCGGCACGGCAGGCCTCCGCCTGCTCGAAGGTGGCGGCCGGCTCGTCCGCCGGGAGCCTCGCGTCGTCCGGGGCCAGGACGGCGGCGACGACTGGCGGGTTGTCGACCACCTTGGTGAAGCGCAGCGTCACGCCCGTGTGCTTCTCCGGCCACCGGCGCCCCACCGCGACCAGCTCGGCGACGTGGTGAAGTTTGTCGCGGACCGGGTCGACGGTGTACGTGCCGCCGAGCATGCTCGCTGCGGTGCGGACGTCGTCAACGCTGTGCATGGCGCCGGTAACGCTGATGTGGTACGCCGGCAGTGGGGTGCCGGACTTCTCGATGCGGTTGGCGAGGTAGCGCAGCGCGTCGGCGACGATGGTGTTGTTGCTCGGGCGCTCGACGGCCGTCTGCTCGTGTGCTGTGATGGTCATCTGGACCACTCCTCAGAGTTGGTTGGTCTGGACTTGGGCCCCCGTTGCGACCGGGGGCCTTTTGCTGTGTGGAGCCGGGTGCCGGCCTGCGCGTCCCGGCGGCTGGCCGGCACCCGGAGCTGATGGGCGGCCCGACCCGGCCCATGTCCCGGGTCAGGCCGCCCGTGCGCTCTACCCGGACCCGCCAGACCGGGGAGCGCTGCCCGCGCCGGCCGCCACCACAACGGCGGGCGCGGGGGTACGGAAGCCGCTCGGTCGCGGCGGCAGGTCGTCCGGTACGACCGGGCGGGGGTCCGGGCTGATCGGGCTCGTGCGCATCACGGCGAACGCGGCACCGAAGTCGCGAACGGCTTCAGCGACGATCGCGAGCGCGATGGCGGCGATGCGGCCCGGGCCGGTCGATCCGCCGTCGCCGTTGCCGGGTCCGGTGCCGGCGCCTCCGGTGCTGCCCATCAGGCGCTCACCTCGACCCGGGCGAGCGGCAGGCCCGCGACGTAGGCCAGGAGGTCCTCGCGGCGCGTGAACCGAAGTCCGCCGATCTTCACCGACGGCAGCTCCCCCGACTTCCACAGACCGCGCACGGTCGTCTCCGACAGCCCGAGCTGCTCCATGAGTTGCTCGACGTCGAGCATCAGCGGCAGGGCCCGCCGGCGGAGGTCGGCCAGCACGGTCTCAAGTTCGGCCTTGATCTGCTCGGCCGCGTCAGCGGCGATCTCGCGCACCAGTGCGTTGACGGCGTCCATCAGGCGGCCGCCTCGTAGAGGTCGTCGACGCTGCAGCGCAGCGCGGCGGCGAGGTTGTGCGCGGTGGTGGCGTTCGGCAGGCACTCGCCGTTCAGCAGGCGGTGCAGCTGCTGCCGCGTGATGTCGGCGGCGACGGCCAGGTCTTCCAGCCGGGCGAAACCGCGCGCCTTGCGGCGTTCGCGGATCCAGTCGCCGCGGAGGACGGGAGTCACAGACCTGTGACTCTCGGCGGCGGTTGATGTAACGACCATGCGACACACCATAGAGTGAAACAAGGTCATGTGTAAAGTACCAATTACTTTGATCTTGGCAAACCACTTCCGCGAATGGACTGGGTCCGCTAATGTCGCATCCATACGACACAACAGGGGTCCGAAAAACAGCGCACCGCCTGCTCGGCGCGAGGTGTCACACGCTCGGTACGTAACAGCGATGCGACACGACGAAACACTTGACGGCGCCTACAGTTACGCCATGGCGGACGAGGAGCAGGGCCCCGGTCAACGACTGCGGACTCTCCTGCGTGACCGCCGGCAGCTACTGGAGCTGAGCCAGGACGACGTGGCCGACCTCGCCGGCGTGTCCCGCCAGACCGTCATCCGGCTGGAGAGCGGCAAGGCGACCAACCCGGAGGCGAAGACCCTCCGCGCGGTCTGCACGGCCCTTGGGCTTGAGGTCCGCGAGGCACTCATTGAGTTGGGCTACGTCACCCGCGACGAGCTTGGACTGCCGCCGGCGCCCCCGCCGATCGACCCCGTGTTGGTCGCGGTGAGCCGCGACCTCGCCGACTCCTCCGTCGACGAGATGGACCGCAGCCACTTGCGCGACTTGACCCGCCAGGCTCACGACTACTGGCGCTCCCGCCGCGGCGCAGCGCGCCGATAGCCGGCCACCTCCCCGCTCCCCTCGCACCGCCCTTCACGCACGGAGATCGCCATGTCGCGACCCCGCACAAAGCGCCCTATCTCTGTCACCCCGTTCGAGGTGCTCGACGCCGACGGGAACCCCACCGGCAGCTGGGAAGCGTTCATCACCCTCGGCAAGAAGCCCAACGGCAAGCCCAACGTCGTCCACCGCCGCGGCAAGTCGTCCGACGAGGTCGCCGACAAGATCCGAGCCGCCGAGGATGAGTACGCCCGCCGGTCGAAGGTCACACCGAGCCGCTCACCAAAGGTCGCCGCGTTTCTGGAGCGCTGGATCTCCGAGGGCGAGCAGACGACGCCGCCGCGCTGGGCCTACAACACGATCAAGGACTACCGCCTGGTCACGCGCGAGTATCTGGTGCCGCACCTCGGCGACCACACGATGCGAGCGCTGGAGGCGAGTAAGGACCTCGTCAAGGACATGTTGGCGGCCGTCGAGGCGAAGCACTCCGCGCACGCCGCCGCGAAGGCGTACCGCGTGCTGCGCGCCGCGCTCAACGACGCGGTGCGCGACGAGCTGGTGGACCGCAACGTCGCGAAGCTGATCCGTGAGCCGCGGCCGGCTGCCACGAAGTCGGTCGGCGGGCTCACGCTCACCGAGGCGAAGGCGATCCGCCGGGTGCTCGCCACCCACCGCGACAGGGCCCGCTACGAACTGGCCCTGGCCCTCGGCCCCCGACAGGGCGAGTGCCTCGGGCTGATGCGGCACCGGAAGGAAGCACCGCGGCTGCCCTCTGACGTCGACCTCAAGCGCCGGCAGATCACCATCCGGGAGAAGCTCTACCGGCGCGTCTACGAGCACGGGTGCGACGACCCGCAGGCCTGCGGCGGGAAGCCGCGCAAGCACCGCCCGGGCGGCTTGCACGTCACGCGGATCGAGCCATGCCCCGGGCACGGCGCGCGGCACAACCGCTACCACCGCGGTGGGTGCCCGAAGCCGACGAAGCCGTGCCCGTCGAACTGCACCGCGCACGCGAAGGCGTGCCCGCAGCGCCGCGGCGGCCTCATGCGGGCCAAGCCCAAGACTCGGGCCGGCGAACGCACGATCGCGATCCCGGAGCCGCTCGTCGAGTCGCTGGAGGAGTGGGAGCGCAGCCGGCAGCGCGAGCGCCTCGAGGCTGCCGACCTCTGGGTAGAGACCGGGTACTACTTCACGACGCCGTTCGGCCAGCCCGTCGACCCGCGCCAGGACTACAACACGTGGTGCGAGATCCTGCGCCGGGCCGGCGTCGACCCGGCGCGGCTGCACGACGCGCGGCACTTCGCCGCGACGTACCTGCGGGCGCTGGGCATCTCGACGGGCGTGATCACGGAGATCCTTGGGTGGGCGAACGAGTCGATGATCCAGGTCTACGACGACGTCGCCGACGAGGCGAAGCAGTCGGCCGCCGTGCAGATGGGCCAACTGCTCTGGGCGCCGGATCCCGCACCAGAAACGGATCAAGCTACCGATCAACCTACCGGCCGCCTGGCGGACGTGATCGATCTTGCCGCCAGACGTGCCGCTAGCAGGTAAAACTGTGTGGGCCGCCAGGGACTCGAACCCTGAACCTACGGATTAAAAGGTGGTCGGGTCATTCATTGGCCGGCATCGGAGAGAATCGGGGAGTCAATCTGACCTGCGAATTTCGGTTTCCGCGACACTCCCCGATCCTGCCCGATGCCGGCCGATATTTCACCGATCTTGCTACCACTCAGCGAGGGCCGTCACCATCGCCAGGGTCGCCCTCGCGCTCCTGGAGGTACGCCGCGAACTCCTCCGCTAGTCGGGTGCCGATGGTGGGTGGCTCCCCCGTGGGTGCGGGCCCACTGCGCGGGCGACTGCGCGGCGCCCGGCCGCGCGGCTGGCGCGACCCGGTCGGGTGCAGCGCCCTGATAACGGCCGGGCTGGAGACGATCGCGTCAACGCACCGCCCCATTCGGTGAGCCCATTCGTCGAGCACGACGAGGCGTTGGCCCATGACCTCCAGGCGCTCCGCCATCTCGGCGTCCCGGTGCTCCAGCTCGCCGACGCGCGCTGAGAGCGTGCGCACCTCGGCCGTCAGTTGCACAACGGCGGCCGGCTCGGGCTGCGGCCGGAGGGTGAGCGCGCCGACGGACATCACGGTGAGGATGGCCGCGTTCAGCTGGGCGGTGGGTACAGCGTTGTCGGTTCGGAGGTTGTCGGCGAGCCACAGGACGTAGAGCACGCCGGCGGCGAGGAACGCCCAGAAGGTGATGCTCCGCGCGTTGAACCGCGCGGACGGTGTTGCGCTTGCTGCGACGTCGCGCGCTGCGCTTGGCGCGTCATCGGCGGTGGTCATGGTGGGGACCTCCTGTGATGAGGGACGGCCGGGCCAGTCTGGGGGAAGCCACTGTTGTACGCCTGTTCGGATCACCGCGCACGCCCCGCGCCGGTGACGCTACGTCGTGTGTCGATACCGTTCAGCGCATACGGCCGTCTCGTTGACTCGACATTGGCCGATCACCGGAGTACCGTTCCGCCTCACTCGTTGGGCACGCTCCCACTACGCGCCGTGATCGCCGTATGTCAGCACTGGCGCCCGAGCGTCCGATTCGTCGCCCGCCCCTGGTCAGGCCTTTGGCCGGTTACTCGCCGTATGCAAGTTGCACGGTAACGGTTTGGTAACAGGCGTTATCGGTCGATGGGACTGCGGTCCGCCACCTCGTCACATGACCTTGCCGGCGAGCTTCTTGGCGACCGTCTCCGCGTCGTCGAGGTTCGCGCACCAGGCCGCCCAGTCCTTGCCCGTGGCGAAGTTCCCGCCGAAGTCCGCGCCGAACTTCACCCACTCGTCCCGCAGTTTCGTGGTGTCGAACGTCGCGATGGTGACCTCCCCGCCGCTAGCGAGGTTGCAGCGGCCTGTCTCGCGGCTGTACATCTGCGTACCGATGACCTTGCCCTTGCACCCGGCCGTCTTCATCAACGCGGCAACCCGAACCTTGCCCTTCGTCGGGCTCGGAGCGGCCGAGTGCGTCGCCGGGGCGGCATCGACTGGCACCATGAGCCCGTCCTCGTTGGAGGAACACGCGCCGAGCGTGAGGACCAGGGCGACAGCGACGGCAAGGCGTACGGCGGATTTCGTCATCCGGGCACAGTAGACGCGGCGCGCACGCCGGCGCGTCCGCCGATCAGTCGACCGGGACCCGGTACACCAGCTCGTAACTGTCTCCACCGATCACGATGTCCGCCGTCTCCACCGCGACCGACGCGGCGTAGTAGGTGCGGACGATCGCGAGCACCGGGGTCTCGATGTCCAGGTGCAGCCGAACCGCCTCGTCCTCGGTCGCGAGCCGGGCGGTCACCCGCTCGACGAACTCGTCGACGTGCCGGCCGATGCGGTCCATGCGCGCCACGACGCCAACCGCGGCGCCGTCCTCCGGCCACTCGACGGCGGTGCCGCCGGTGATGGCGAGCGGCTCCCAGGACGTCGAGAGCTGGATGGGCGCGCCGTCGGTCATGGGCTTGTCTGCGTCAGCCTACTGACGTAGGTTGACGGTGCGACCGCAACCCTGCTCCGCAAGCTGGGGGTCGCGCTGGCCGGGCCTCGTCGTCGTGGCCCGGCGTACAACGCGACGGTCGGGGGCCGGCCGAGCCGGGGGAACACCCCCGACCGTCGCCCACAGGCCACCCCACATGAGGCCCCGGCGGGCCGTGACTCGACTCCGCGCCCGCCGGGCAGCCACCCCATGGAGGTGCACATGAGCCAGGCCAGCGCCCAGCGTTACCGCCAACGACTGCGGGCCGATCTGTCCGACGAGATGGCCGCCCACGACCCCCGCACCTGCGCCTACTGCACGGCGGGCGCGGTGTGCCTACACGTCACGTACGCGAACCTCGCCGACGACCTCGTCGAACGGCGCCTGCGGCGTCAGCCGGGCGGCCCGTCGTGAGCGACGCCGACCTGCGGGCCGTGCTGCACGCGTTAGCGAAGGCGCGTATTGATCGGGACTACCACCGCCACGACGCGGCCGAGATCCTCGACGAGCTGCTCGGCCGCACGCGCACGCCGGAAATCCGGCTCCGCGCGCGGCCGCCCCGGCACACAGCGGCGCCGCGGCCGCGCAATGGGCGGGTGTGGCCGCCGCTCGACGGGCAGCGGCGCCGCTAGTCGGAATCCGCCGAGAGAGCGCTCTCTTGTGGACGGTGGCGCTTCACGTACCGCCGTAGCTCGGCCTCGACGACGGCCGTCATGGTCTCGCCGCGCGCCTCGGCAATCGCGGCAGCCTCGTCCCAGACGTTGCCGATGCGGATATTGCGCTTCGGGGTCACGCCGGTGGCGGGGCGGCCGCGTCGGCGGGGGGTCTCCTGCTCGTCCATGCCGAAAAATGTACCACAGAAATCTTCGGCCCCGTGTAGACCCGTGGGGATTTTCTGTGGTACACTTAATGCACAGGGCAAGGGGAAACGAACAAGGGAGACAGAAATGATGAGCCAGGCCATCACAGACCGGATCACCTTCCTGAGCGGCCGCTACGGGATCGACTGGGAGATCGTCGCCCGGCTGATGCGCCTCAGCTTCGTCTAGCACTCCCGGCCCCTCGCACCACCGTACGACACCGAGCCGGACGGAGCGGCGCCACCAGGGCGCGCCCCCGGCCCCCAAGAACTGGAGTCCCCCATGAACATCCTGCTCATCGCCCGCATCGGCGCCTACCTCATCGCGCTGGTCGCCGGCGCCCAGTCCTACGGCCACCAGCACGAGCTGCTCGCCGCCGCCAGCCTCGGCACGCTCTACGCGTGGGCCGTCCCCGCCACCGTCGACCTGCTCGCCTTCCTCGCCGCGATGGTGCGCAACAGCGACGTCGCCGACGCCGGCGCCCGCCGCGCCGCGCTGTGGACGCTGCTGCTGGCCGGCTCGGCGTCCGTGGCCGCCAACGTCGCGGTCGGCGAGAACGTCGTGCAGCGCCTCGTCGGTGTGTGGACCGTGGCCGCGTACCTGCTCGCCGAGTTCTTCGTCTCGAAGCTCAAGGCCAAGCCGGCGCCCGCCCCGGTGGTCGAGCCGGTGGTCAAGGTGGTCGACCCCATCCGGTCCGACGCCGCCCGCCGCGGCGCCGAGACGAAGCGCCGCAACCGCGCCGACGCCGAGAAGGCCCGACGCGCCGCCGCTCGCGCGAGCCGCACCCCGAAGGCGCCGGCCGACACGGCCGAGGCGGCCCGGATGCTCGCGGCCGCGGGCGATGCCCCGGTCAGCCCGGCGCCCGGCCTCGGCTGGCCGGCGCAGTAAGCGACCGCGAGGCACGGAAAGCGCTTTCCTAACCCGGCCCGGTGCCCCGCGTGGGTACCCCGGGCCGGGTTAGGGTGCGGACGTCCACGTCGCGCCTTCGTCCACGCCGGCGCCGATGCAGAGCCACACGATGCCGGTCGAGCCGAGGGCCGTGTCGCCCTCCTCCCAGGTCCCGAGGGCCGGCGGCCCCGCGTACGTGAGCCGGCCGGCAGGACGCCAAGGCAGCAGGCCGTTGCGACCGCCGGTAACGGCGGGCCCGATGACGGTGAGGTCACCGCCAACAACCGCACCGTTGGTGACATTCAGCGCTGCGTGGGCTGCGGCGCCAGTCTCGATGGCGGCAATGCGGTTCAGGGCGTCCGCCGCATATCCGGCGGCAGTTCCGACGGCGGTGCCGAGCGCCGTGTCGGCGACTGCACGCGCGTCTGCCTCGGTCGTGTCCGCCGCCGCGAGGGTGTCGGCCGCCGCGTTCAGCGCGGCCAGCGTGGCATACGACGCGGCCGGGGTCGGTGGCGCGCCGACCTGAATCGCCGTCGCGAACTCCAGGGCGGCACCCGCTGCGGGCACTTGCAGCGATCCCATGGGCGCCACGCCGGCGATGCTGGTCGTCACCTTGTACGCCCAACCGACAGGGCTGATCGTGTCCGTGTCAGTGCACGGGACAGTGATCGTGGCCTCGTCGGACACGTCGAGGGTGGCCCGCCACCGGGTGGCCGGGAGGATCAGGGCGCCGCTGGCGTCGAACAGGGCAGGTGATTTGAGGAACACGTGGCCGCCGGCGCCGCCGACGATGTGGATGTGGACGGCGCGCGACGGCACGGTGTCAGGGATCGTGGGCATCAGCCACCGGCTAACGAGGGACGACCGGAGAGGCGGGCGGCGGGCCCGTGGTGAGCGGGTACGACGGCGGGCCGGTCGGCAGGCCGAGCGAGAGCACCCAGTGCCCGACGGCCCGCGCCACGCGGGCGGGCGTCGACGTGCCAGGGCGCACCTCAAGCCAGCGGCCGCCGGCGTAGATGACGGTGACGAGCGCGACCGCGAGCAGCTCGTACACCCACGTCGCGTCAACGGTGATGCCGACCCGCGCGCCGACCCACGCCGCCAGGAACGCGGCGAGGTGACCGAGCACGAGCGGCCAGATGGTGCGGACGTAGCCCGCGATGCGGTCAGGCATGGTGCCCTCCTCAGTGAATGAATTGGATGAGCAGGTTGACGGCGAGCGCGAGCAGCGCGGCGAAGACGGCGAAGGCGGCCTGCCGGCGCGCGGACGCCTTGCTTTCCTCGCTAGCTACGAGTCGCCGTTCGAGCGCGTCAACATCGGTCCGCAGCCCCGCCATCGTGGCGGCGTCCCCCCGGCGCTCCGCGTCGTAGACGTCGCGGCGCACCACTTCCTGACGCAACAACCGAAGCTCGGTCAGGATGTCGTCGAACCGATGGCCGATCTCCGCGCGGGTGACGTAGCTGTGGCCGTTGAGCTCGGTCATGGTGCTTAGACGACCGGGGCAACCAGGTTGCGGATGGCCAGGGTCAGCTCCTCCACGGTGACGTCGTCCGTGTCCACGGGGAGCAACGCCACCACGCCGGCCGCCAGGGACTTGCCCAGGGCCTGCTCATCTACGTGGAAGTTGGCGCCCACGGCCTGGATGGCGGCCAGGAGCGCCTGTGACGTGGCCGCCAGGGCGTTCTCTGTGCGCCGCGCGCGCGCCTGGACGTCCTTCATGTACGACCCGGGCGCCCAGAAGTCGTTACCCTCCGCCGCCTCCTCCGGCGCGGCCACCACGCCGTCCGTGTTCCACGCGGCGGCGCACAGCGCCTCGCGGCCTTCCTTCGACTTCAGCGCCGCGATCACATCGGCCTGGCTCACGCCGTCCTCCATCTCCTCCTGAACCATCGCCAGGAACGAGGTCCACGGGTAGTTCTTCCCGGGGTCCTGGTGGTCTGTCTCCCCGAATGCATCGGAGATCGTTTTGTGCTCGCAAAAGCCCTTCTCCCCGGCGCGCACCTGAGCCGCGGTGAGCCGGCGCACGGGGATGCCGTACTTCTTCGCGTCCCGCGCCGCCTGCTTCGCCGCGCGCGCGATGGTGCCCTTGCTGGCCGCGTCGCGCCACTGCTCCGGACTCTGCGCCGCCCGGCCGCACAACTCGTGATGGATACCGCGGTCATTGCCGGTGGCGCGGGCCGTGTGTGCGCTGTCCGTGGTGCGGACACACTGGATGGTGGTGTCCTGATCATGGAAGTAGTGCGTGGAGACGCCATCGGTCCGGCGCGTGTCGTAGCTCGCGCCGTTCTCCGCACTCACCAGGCCCTCGCTGCCCTCGGTGGTGTGAATGACGATGAGTGTGGGCTGACCGGATGGTCGGCCCTTAGTCCATGACTTCGGGGGGATCCAGGGGAGATCCGGGTACTCCGGACTGGTGGCCACGACGCTCCTTCCCGATCAACTGTGCCGGGCGTGATAATGATAATCATTTTCATCTACTGAGCGCGACCGGTGCGCCCCCGCGGTTTGCCGAGGTCGGGCGTGCTAGTACACAGGGATCACGCGACAGACGCCGGCCAGGCCGGCACCGCCGTTGAACGCCGACTGCGAGACGTCCGCCCAGGCGCCGGAGCCACCAGCGCCGTACGCGCCCGTGGTGGGCGCGATGCCGTTGCCCCCGGAGTTCGCGGCGGACACCCGGCCGCCGGAGCCGTTGAAGCTGTCCCCGCCCACGCCGGCCTCCGTGGCCGTCGTGCCCTTGGAGTAGCCGGACCCGCCGGTCATGCCGGGGCGGTAGAACAGCTCCACCACGCCAGTGCCGCTGACTGACCCCGTGCCACCGTCCCCGCCCTGCGAACGGACGGTGGCGGAGGACGCGGCCACGGACTCACCAACTCCTCCCCCGCCAGCCGTCACGAGGGAACCGAACGTGGTACTAGCGCCGGCGGTACCAGTGCCGGTACCGGTACCGCCGGCGCCGCCGGACGTGCCGATGGTGATCGTCTCAGACGTGCCCAGCGTGGACGCTGGGATCCAGGCGCGGACGAAGCCCCCACCGCCCCCTCCACTGGCCGCTCCGACCGTTCCGGCCGCCGTGGCTCCGGTGCCACCCCCGCCCCCACCCTGGCCCTGGCACTCCACGATCACGCCGCGAAGGCCCGGGTAGCTGGCCTTCGCGAAACTGCTGTTGGCTGTGTACTTCAGCGCCTGCGCATAGCCCGCCCAGAACGCGTCTGCTGGCTCATTGAGGTAATCGGCGGTCAGCTCCGGACCGGCCACGTACGTGCCCACGGGGTCCTCCTACAGACCGACGAAATACGGCGGGTAGATGCCGACACGCGCGCCGGCCACGATGGTGCGTTCGACGCCGTTGACCGGCGTGGCGTCCACGGTGAAGGTCTGCGGCGAGGTGGCGCCGGTAACGGCGGTGACGTTCAGCACCACCCCGCCGACGGTGATGTGCCACGGCTCCGCCGTGGTGGACCACAGCGCGCCGGTGACGGCCACGCTCATGGAGGTGTCCGTGCCGGCGTCGAAGTCTGCGGCCAGGGTGGAGGTGGCGGAGCCGACGCGCACGTCACTGGCGCCCACTGCGGGGACACGGAACGGGCCGGCTGGCCGGCAGTTGAATGTGGCGCGGTGGCTGTTGTTGCCGACGACGTTCACCCCGCCCACCACGATCAGCTCCACCAGGTCCGCCTCCAGGCTCGCCACGGTGATGAGGTCCCCCGGGCGGATGCTCATGGCGGCCAGGAAGTGGGCGGGCCGCGCCGTGAGGTCCACGGTGATGTTGCGATACCGCGTCCCCTTCCACGTACCCAGCGCCAGCGCCCAACCGGCCACGTCGTACATGTCCGCGTCGGTCTCCGGGTTGGCGTCCAGGGTGGTGGGCACCAGGCCCACGCCGTCTGGGTCGGTGAATGGGTCATTGATGTTCAGCGGTCCGGACGTCTTCTGAGCCACCACCGTGATGCCGTTGGTCCGGTTGGCCGTGACGGAGTTCGTCAGGCCCAGGTCGTCAGAGACGGGCGCGAGTGGCGGCGCGACGTCCGTGCCGTAGGTCAGCTCCAGGGCCGGCGTCTGGTTGTACATGCTCCGGAGGGTCCGGAACTCCAGCCCGTACCACCAGCGCGCGTCGTAGATCATGCCGCCGTCTGTGCGCGCCACCTCCTCCAGGATGTTGCCCAGCGTCCCGGGGTACTGCGGTCCCATGGGGTCGGTGTCGCTTCCGATGACGCTGGGAACGATGCCGATTTCCTCGCACACCCGCCCGAAGCGTGCCGCTGCCGTTTCCCCCCGGTAGCCGATGCCAGCGGAGGAGAAGGAGGTGGGGGTCTCGCTGTTCCACACCCGGAGTTGGCCGTACCGGGGGACGCTGTCTCCCTTGCCGGACGGGTAGTTCATCCAGACGTAGCGCAGCGACCCCATGGTTTCCCCGGTGCGCACCACCGAGGTCATGATCTCCCCGTCAATCGACAGGAACGCCACCACGTCCGCGCCGTCTTGTTTGATCAGGACGCGGTAGTCCCGCACGCGGTCGTTGTAGACCGGCACCCCGGAGTGCCCCAGCCCGGTCCCACCCAGCAGCGACTCAATCCGAAGGTAGGCGTCATCCCCCGCCGCGTTACCGATCTCGATAGCCGTGGAGGCGCCCACGCCCGTGATGGTGGAGCCGTTGTCGAAGTCCAGCCGGAGCATCTGGAAACCCAGCGTGGGATCGTCGCCAGCGGCCTTGCCCTGCACGGACCATTCGATGACGTACGCCGTAGCCGTGGGGTCGTACGGCGGAGTGGCCTTCAGGCTCGCACCGGCCGCCAGGTCGATGAGGGAGGACGTCCCCTCCAGCTCCGGGCCGGTGTACTGGGTGATGGGTCCCACCGGCTCATCGGGGAAATACGCGGAGTGGAACGCGCCCGGCTCCAGTGCGGCCACGGAGGTATTCACCGCGCCCGTCCCAGGCACGTGCGCCGCCAGGTCCTGGCCCTCCATCGGCCACCAGGCGTCTGGTGCGCCGGCAACGTTCGGTGCGGACAGCGAGCGGGTCAGCGCCGAACGGACGCCCAGGTCCGCGTTCACGCGCTGCGCCGGCCCGGCAATCTCGATGCTGGTCCAGGCGTCCGTCTTCAGTGCCCGGTCGGGCTTCCAGGAGATCACGCCACCCTGACAGACCGGGGCGTAGCTGGTGCTCTCCCAGTTGTCCATCTGGAACACCACGGGGGAGGTGTTGCTGTTGCCGCTGGAGCGCGCGGCACGGACGCCGATCCAGCCCGGCACCGGTGTGTCGTCCGGGTCCTCCATGTCCAGGTCCCACGTGGTCGGCTCCGCGTTCGCCGCTACCCACACCCGCGCCAGGACGCGCGTGCCCAGCGCCATTACCCGCACCCGGAGCGGCGTACCGGTGCCGGCGTGCGTGAGGCCGGCCACCGTCTCCAGCGCCAGGGACGTCCCGTTCGTGGTGACAGCACGGACCTGGACGCTGTTGTCTGTGTTGGCGATCACCCGTACGGACTGGTAACTGGACGTGGTGGTGCCACGGAACAGAACGGTAGCGATCTCCAGGGACGCACCCGTGGCCTGCGGCGCGGAGGTGGTCACCGCGATGGAGACATCGGTTACAGCGATGTCTCCCAGGTAGGTCGCGCGCAGTGTGTTCGCCGCTGGCACAGACAACTTGCCCACGCCGGAGTTGACCTGGAAGTCAGATGCCAGGATGGTCCCGCCCACAGAGAACGTGCTCCACGCCTCGCCGGAGTCAGCGGACCCCCAGGAGTCCACGGAGGTCCGCCCGAAGGCGTCCGCCGTGTCGGACCAGGCGCCGGACGTCAGCGCGGGAGGGATGGCCACGCGCGCCGGGGTGTTGCGGCCGATCAGCCCGTACAGCGAGGAGCGCGCATCGTCCGGGATATAGGTGCCGTCCCGGTTGTCCAGCGTGGCCGTGCACGACGAAGGGGTGATGCCGCCACCTTCGTCCTTCAGCCCCCACACGGAGGTGATGGGGTCCCGGGTGTACGCCGGGGCGCTGTTCCACTTCCCGGAGTAGTACAGCGAGACGCCCACGTTCGTCTTCGGCATGTCAGGCCGTCCGAACGTTGATAACGCCAGGACCACCACGGCGAACAGCGCGAGCGATGATCTCCACAATCGCGTCGTCAAGCGCGGACCCTCCAGACTTGATCACCAGTGTTGAACTACCGCCGCCCGCGCCGGCCGGCGTAACCGTCTCGCCTGCCTGGAGCACCGCCAGCACCTCCTGCCCGGGGGAGCCCGGCACCACGCCGCCGTTGTGGAAGTGGGGCAGCTGCGGGGCGCCCACGGTGTTGCCGCCGATGCCGGGCACCCAGTTCGGCACCGTCCAGCGCAGCGCGCCCACGGTGTTGTTCCAGGCGTCGGCCACGAAGTTGAAGGCGGCGCGGAACGGCGCGGTGATGAAGTTCTTGACCTTCGAGAAGACGGCGCCGATCCGCTCCGGGAGCTTGCTCAGCCAATCCCACACCGACGCGGCGGCGCTCTTGATCCATCCCCACGACGCGCGCCACGCCCGCTGGAACCAATCGGTCTTGGTGGCGATCACGACAATGATCGCGATCAATGCCACGACGGCGGCGATGATCAGCCCGATCGGGTTGGCGAGCTGCGCGGCGTTCCACGCCCACTGCACGGCGGTGACGACGCCGATGATGGCCACCAGGCCGTTGACGAGCGGCGCGTACTGGTTGATCTGGTCAAGGAACTTCTGGAGGTCCGGTGGGTGTGCTGCCTTGTACGCCTCGTTGGCATCGAGTTGCGCAGCCTCTGCGTCGATGGTGGCCTGCGTGGAGTCGCTGGTGGCCTGCTCCACGTCCGCGTTCGCCTGCTTCAGGTCCGCTTGCGCCTGCTTCAGGTCGATGGACGCCTGGCGCGCTTCGTTGCTGTTCTTGCCGTGCTCCTTGACGGCCGTGTTGTAGTCCTCCTGGGCCGTCTTCGCGTCCAGCTGTGCCTGCTGTGCGTCAATGTTCGCCTGGTCCACATCCAGGGTCGCCTGCTTGCCATCCAGCAGCGCCTGATTCAGATCCTGCTGGGCCTGCTTCAGGTCGTTGATGGCGCGTGCGTGCTCCTGGGCGCGGCGTTCGGCTGCGGACGAGATGTCCGCGACGGCCTGGAGCGCTCCGGACATGTCGTCCACCGCGCCGGAGGCCGCGTCCACCGTCGAGCCAAGGTGCCCCAGGCGCGTGCCGAGGTCCGTCGACTCTTTCGAGGCGCCGTCCATGTTGTCGCCGGCGTCGACCACCGCGGCCCCGACGTCGTCGAGCGCCTTCTTGGACTTGGCCGCCGCCTTCACGAGCGCCTCGGCGTCGCCGCCGAACGTCAACGTCACCTGGTTGCCGGCCATCAGCTCACCGCCGAATTCTTGTCACAGGAATTCGGTACCATGAGGCCGTGAAGACGTGCCCCAAGTGCGAATCGCCCATGAAGCAACGGATGCGCGACGGAAAGCGCAGCGGCTGGACATGCCTGCCCTGCGCCAACGCGCGCGCCAAGGCGCGCCGCAACGACAGCCCCGACAGTTGGATGGACGCGAAGCTGTGGACGTTCTACCGGATCAGGCTCACCGACTACCGGGCGATGTACGAGGCGCAAGGTGGTCGGTGCGCGGCTTGCGGTGGCGCGGGTAGCGGCGAGTACGGCTTTGACCGCAAGGCCCTCGTCATCGACCACGACCACAGTTGCTGCCCCGGCACGCGCCAGCAGACCAGGATCTGTGGGCAATGCGTGCGCGGCCTGCTGTGCCAGCAGTGCAACGTCGCGCTGGGCATGGTCGGTGACAGCGTGGACCGCCTGCGCGCGCTCATCGCCTACGTCGAGTCGCATTAGCTCACCTCCAACCCCGCGTCGCGGGCCACGCGCTCGATGCCTTCCTGCATCGCCCGCATGATGTCGTCGCGGCGTTCGTAGTACGCCGGGTACACGTACCGGCCGTCCGTCAGGAAGGGACGGACCACGCTCTTCTTCCGGCCAGTGCGCCCGCCGAAGTCGAGCCACGGGTACCAGGGAGCCTTCGGCCCGCCGAACGCAACACGTACCGCGGTGCGCGTGCTCTTGGTCTTGAGCGAGCCGGCCGCGCGGCCAGTGCGGCGCGGGATCCTCGGGCGGGCCGTTGTGATCACCAGCTCGGCCGCCTCGTTGAAGACCACCCGCAGCTGCTTGGCCGATTCGCCGTCCACCTTGTTGAGGGAGCGCGACAACTCCCGCAGCCCGGACACCGCGATCGTCAGAGCCATGTCACCCGCCCTTCCTCGTGGCCAGCTGTTGCACCTGCGCGCGCCGGCCGTGCCAGACGCCCCAGCGCATGAACTCGTCTGCGCTCATTTCCTGCCGGAGCCTCGCGACGGTCAGCTTCAATCGGTCCGCGAGGTAGAACTCAAAGTCGAGGGAGCCGTCAGTCTCGAAGGCTTTTGTAGGCCGCCTTCTGGTCGTCCTTGCTGACACCGGACAGCTCGGAGATCTTGGCGATCACCGGCTGGATCGCACCGAACCCCACCGACTCGAAGATGGCGCGTGCCTGAGCATCAGTGACCCTCGGCTCCACCAAGCCATGCGTGAAGTAGAAAAGGTCCGATGTGTCCTGCTTCGGCTGGCCGCCGTCTTTCTTCGTCAGCAGGTGGAGTTCCGCCCGCGTCAGGCCCCGTACCTTCACGAAGCCCACGCCCTTGATCTCCGCGACGTCCTCGGGCACGCTGGCCGCGAGGAGCACGTCAAGCGAAACGATCTCGCTCATCAGGCGCTCTGCGCGGTGGTGTCGACGTCGCCGGTGATCTGGAAGTCGGCCTTCCACTTGACCATGTCCGCCACCGGGTTGGTCTCGGTGTAGCCCGTCAGGATGGCGTTGAAGCTGTCCTGCGGCTTGCTGGAGCCGGTGCCCTCCGGCTGACGGATGATCGGGACGGCGGCGTTGCCGGCGTACACGATGTTGAGCGCGGCGCGCGGCCCGGTGGCGGCCGTGGTGTCGTAGGTACCGCCCATGGTGAACGTGCCGTTGTTGAGGCCGGGGCTGTGCTCGTGCGCGTCATCACCGTAGTGCGTGGTGTCGTGGGTGTCGGTCGTCTTGGAGATCTCCGACTCGTTGGTGTACTGCGACAGGTCAACAGAGTTGACCTTGACCACCGTGTCCTTGCCGTGCTTGAGGGTCATGTCAGGCTCCCTGTCCTGTGATCTCGATTTCGAAGACGGCCGCGACGTACGGGACGGCCCCAACCGTCACGTAGTCGAAGTTGGCCGAGGTGACCACCGCGACGTCCCACGCGGCGGTCTCGTAGGACTCGACGGCCGCCTTCACGCTGCTCGCGCCACCGCCGGCTGCGTAGGCGCTGACCGCGGCCGTCGTGCGCTCGTCGTCCCTGCGGCCGATGAGCATCGCGAGCGGAACCGTCATCGCGTCCGAGCCCCGGCCGTACGTCTGGTCGTACTGGATGTCGGTCGGGTAGTCCACGAAGGCGCTGGGCGCCGTGGTCGTGCTGACGGGATAGCCCGCCGTCCGAACCCCGGTGCCTGCGGTGACGGCGGTCGCGATGGCGGCCATGACGGCTGCTACGTCCATCAGCGCGCCACCACCCCAAGGCGGCGCACGGACCGCAGCATGACCGCCACGTCGGGATCCAGCCGCTCCAACAGGCGCAGTTCGTTGCCCTGGTCGGGCGAGCCCGCGATACCGAACGGAGACTGGCGACGCGCCCAGAAGCGCGACAGCTGCAGCTTGGCTGCGGCCGTGACGACGTCGGGGAACGCCGTCCAGCCCCACTCGGCGGTGATACCCATCTCGTCGCCGGCGCCGCCCGGCAGCACCGCCGAGGACGACAGCAGTGCCATGTCGGTCCACGGCACGCCGTCCGCGGCCGCGTTGCGCGGCTCCAGCGTGTACGTGGCCGCGCCGAGTTCTGTCCCGTCCTCGGTCCGGACCGTCACCACGAGGCCGGTCGTGGACATCAGGTCGTCGATGCGCACCATCCACCGGCCGCGGGTCCGACTCCAGCGGGGCGTGTAGAACCGTTCCTGCGGGGTTTCCACGGCACCGAACTGCCGGCCGCACGCGCGGTCGATCGCGCGCGAGGCTGCAGGGATGAACACGGCGAGGTCGGCCGCCTCCTCGTCGCTGGGTGTCCCCAGGTTAAGGAAGTCGGCCGCTTCCTCCTGGTCCAGATAATCCGGTGCCCACATGTCCGCGGCCCTCCTTCCGGCTCTCGGTGTGGATCAGGACGGGTCGTCAGATCGACGCCGGCAGCGCGAGCACGGTGACCGTGCCCACGACGGTGTCTGTGGTGCCTGCGGCCCGGACGAGGTTGACCCGCAACCACGGCCGGTCGGCCTTGGGCGTGACGGCGACAACTGCGAACTCATCGCCGGTACCGCCGGCCAGCGCGGCCGTACCCGCGATCACCGTGTAGTCCGCCGTGGCCGGGGTGCCGATCGAGCCGGCGTTGTCGGCCGCGTCCTGGATGGTCCACGACGTCGTGTCGGTGGTGCCGGCCGTGGTGTTGTGCAGGATGACGAGCAGTCGACACCCGCGAGCCCAGCCGGTCGAGCGGAGATCGATGTCGTTCGGCGTTCCGAAGTCAAATGCCGTGGTGGTCACGGTGGCGATCGAGCCCTTGGCCGTGCCGAGCGAGCGGATCGCGTCGAGCGATGACTGACGCATTACGTGTCCCTCCTGGGTGGACAGGTTCTGTGGTTGAGTCCGACCGGCGGGACCGGGCCGCGAGCCCGGCCCCGCGCGGCGAGAGGGTCACTTAGGCGGTGTAACCCGCGATGACCTTGTACGCGCTGGTGTTCTTCTGCCGGCCGTCGGCCCGGGCCCACGCGTTGTACTGGATCTGACGCTTGTTGGCGGCCGTGTACGGGTCGACGAGCACCTCGATCTGACGCACCTGCCGCCAGACGTAGCCCTCGGAGATGTCGCCGAAGATGCCCCAGTTCTGACCCGCGCCCGCGGTCAGCAGGATGTCGGAGAACGCCGAGTCGAGCACGACCGGCGCGAGCACCGCGCCGACCTGAATCGCGCCGTCCGCCTGCGTGGCGTTGCCGCTAGTCAGCGACACGGCCGGCTTGAAAATCAGCTGGTCGGCGCCGTCCTCCAGCTTGAGGATCGTGCCGAAGCTCGCCCGGTTCATGTACCAGCGGGCGTTGGCCCAGTACACCTCGTCGAGCGACATGATCAGGTCCACGAGGTTGTCGTACGTCAACGCCGAGCTGATCTCCGCACCGGTGATCCCCTGCAGGATGCCTTGCGCCTGGCCCGTACCGGTACCCGTCACGGCGTCCTTGGCCATCTTGCGCGCGAGGCGCTGGCCGAGCTTCTTCGCGACGTACGCCTCGACGTCGAACGCCGCGTCCTGGATCAGCGCGAGGGGCACGGCGAGCGCGTTGCCGCCGGTACCGCTCGCGGTGTACTCGAACGCGGACAGCTGCACGGTGCCGAACACGAGGTCCGCGCCCGACGCGGGCGTGGTGCTCTCGGCCGTGACCACGGCCTCGTTCGACGTGTCGTCGTTGGTCGGGAACGGCAGCGGGTTGCCGCTGTCCGTGGTCAGGTGCTCGGCGTCGTTGAGCACACCACCGAAGCTCTTGATGACCTCGACGATGCGGTTGAGGAAGCCTTCGGGCACGAGGTAGCCGCCCGAGCTGCCGGTGCCGGTCGTCTGCGCGTTCTGCGGGCCGCGCTGCATGTCCGAGTTGACGCGGCCGGTGCGCAGGTACGCCCGGAACCCGTCGGCCTCGGCGTCCTCCCGCTGCCGGTTGCTCGGCCTGCCGGCCGGCACCACGACGCGGGTGTACGCGTTGTGCCGAGTCCGCAGCGCGTTGACGGTGGCGGCCGGCGCGGCCGGCGCCGCCTCGTCCGGAGCGTTGGCCGGGGCAAGCTCGCCCTCGCCGTCACCACTGTCGTCGGCGCTCTGCGCCGCCTGGGCGGCGGCCAGCTCGGCCTCCAGCGTGAGGTACGTGTTGACGTCCTCCTGGGTGAGCGTGGCCTGGGACATGATGGCCTGCATGTCGGCCATGATCTCGTCGATCGTTCGCATTACTTGACTCCTCCTTCGAGGACCCGTCGGGCACGCGCCCGCACGATGTGTGCGCCGGGCGCGTCCTGCGCACGGGCGGTTGCCCCTGTCCCCGGGGCGGGGGAATCCGTGGGCGCGCCGGCCTGGCCGTCGTCGCCGTTGATGCGGTCGGCCAGCCCGGCCGCGAGCGCCGAGTCGGGGTCGTACCAGGTTTCGGCCCACACCGCGTCGTGCCAGGCCTGCGGGTCGGTGCCCGCCTTGTTCGCGTACAGGTTCACGATCTGGTTGTCGATCTGGTCGAGCGAGGTGGCCATGGTCAGCACCTCGGCGGACCCCGCCCGCATGTCGTCGGCGTTGCCGAACACGCACGCCCCCGTCCCGGCGCGGTGGATCATCATCTGCGACGGCCGGTACATGATGACCTCGTCGCCGGCCATGGCCACGATCGAGGCGGCCGACGCGGCGATGCCGATCACATGGACAGACACCGACGCGGGATGCGCGATGAGCGCGTTGTAGATGGCGAACCCGTCCCATGCGCTGCCGCCGGGCGAGTTGATGTGCAGGTCGATGCCGGCTGCGTCGATGGCGTTCAGGTCGGCGATGAACTCGCCGGCCGTAACGTCCCAACCGATCTCGTCGAACAGGTCGACCCGGGCGCGCTGATCGGACACCTCGTTGCGGATCCGGTACCAGCCCGAGTCACCGGGCTCAGTGCGGTGCCCAAGTTCGCGGGTGCCGTCCGGTGCGCGCAGCAGCCATCGAGCACCGACGTGGTTGATGCCGGGCCGGCGCTGGCCGGCCGCCCGGAGCACGGGGTCGACGATGACCGGGTTACGCATTGGTGGCCCCCATCAGTGCACGGAGTTGCGCGGCCGTTGGCACCGCGTTGGTCGCCGGGATGGCCGACGTCGGACTGACAGGCTCGGCGACCTCGGGGTTGAGCGGCTCGCCGTGCAGGCGCAGCACGTCACCGGCCGGGCCGATGCCGGGGCGGTTGACGGCTTTGAGCGCCTGATTGATCGTCATGAGACCGCCCTCGACCTGCTGAATGATTAGCGCGATCTCCTCCTGCGGCGAGCCACGTTCGAGCTCGGCGAAGTCGAACTCGGCCCACGACTTGTTGGGCAGCAGGGCCGACATGGCCTCTTGGAACGGGTCGGTGTACTGCGGGAGCGTGAAGCGTCCGAGCCCGCGTTGAAGGATTTCGACGCCGGTACCCCAGGTGCTGACCGACCCGGGGTCCATCAAGAACACGGGGTGGACGCCGAACCAGCGCGCGATTTCCTGGATCGAGAATTGCCGCGACTCTAGGAACTGCGCGTCCTTGAGCGTCATCGTCCAAGGCTTGAGGTCGAACTTCCGCTCGAGCACGACGATCCGGCCCGCGTTCTCGGTGCCGCCGATCGCGTCGTTGATGATGTCCGACGCCGCGGCGGCGTCGCCGTCGTCCAGGTCCTCGGTCGGCACCGCGAGCCCGCCGATCATCGGCCCATTGCGGAAGGTGTTGGCCGCCGCCTGGTCGGCCGCGATTGCGCCGCCGAGCGAGGTGCGCGCGAGCCCGACGACCGACAGGCCGCGCAGCCCGTCGAGCGTCGGGCCCATGACCTGGGTCATGGTCGACGGGTCGTAGGTCTCCCTGCACGTCTTGCCGTCGCGCAGTAGCGACACCTCGAAGCGCTTGCCGCCCGGACGTGTGTCGTCCCAGTAGACGGCCACGTGGCGGGGGTTAATCGGCTCGAGGCCGGCGAGCGCGCCCGCCACGTTGTACAGGTGGCGCTGGAACGAGTCGCCGCCGAGCAGCATGTGCAGGAAGCTCGTCTGCTTCCAGTTGAACGGCTTGTACCCGACCGCCGAAGCGGGGTCGTCGAGCCACGAACCGACCACCGAACGCGTCGTGCCCCACTCGCGCATGGTGCGCAGGGGCAGCCCGCCCGACGAGCTCGCGACGAGCATCGCGGCCCGGTAGACGGCCGAGACGGTGAGCGCCGTGTAGTCGGTGACCGGCACGCCGGCCGCCGAGTCGATGCCGAGCCACCGGGCGAACCGCGGGTCGCTGATCGACATGGTGTCGTTGCGGGGCGGGGCAGGGGCGGCCGGCTTGCGCGGAGCAAAGACGTTTCTCACTGCCGATCGCCGCCCGGCAGCAGCGAGGCGAACCAGACGGCGAGCGGGCCGCCAACCATGAGCCCGACGGGCCAACCCCACTGAGCCCCGGCGCCGACGGCGATCGAAGTGAGCCCGGCCGCGCCGATCGCCGTGGCCCCGCCAGCGCGGGCGGCCGTGACGGTCCGCGCGACAACGCCGCGGGCGACGCGCGCGACCGCAGCGGCAACCCGGCCGCGCGTCGCCGCGAGGCTCGGTACGGGCGCGGTCGCCGTCGTCACAACTGCACTCCCTCGGATGATCACCAGGTCACGTGCGCATCGTACATGAAAACGATTATCGTTCCCATCAAGCGCATCGACAGGGAGGTGCCCACGTGCGACTGACCGAAGCCGTTGCGACCGCCGTCGCCGACGGCAAAAGCGCCCCGGCCGCCGTCCTCGCGCTCACCTACGCCGAGCGGATCGACGAGGCGACGCACACGACGCTCGGACTCGCCAAGGCGCTCCAGGTCGTCAGGACGACCGTGGACGCGGCGGGCAGCGACGAAGCACGCGACGCGCTCGACAAGGTCTGCGCGGCGGTCTCGGCCGTGACCGTCGCCAGCGACCTCGGACCGAAGCTGCTCGCCGCTCTCGACGCGCTACTGCTCACGCCGAAGGCCCGGGCCGCGGTCGGACAGGCGGTCACCGACACCGCGCCGGCGAGCCCGCTCGCAGCACTGCGCGCCGAAGAAGACGAGCTAGCGAGCCGACGTGCCCGCCACACAGGCTGAGCCCGACGTCGACACGATCCGGGGCAGCGTCCTGCCCCGCCTCTGGACACCGCCGCTCGTGACCGGCCCGCCCGGCGAGTGCCCGTGCGGATGCGCATTGACCAACGCCACCAGCTACGGGTTTCGGTTGATTCGGTTCGCCGAGGTCATCGGCTGGCCGTTCGACGAGTGGCAGCGATTCCTCGCGATCCACGTCGGCGAGCTGCTGCCCGACGGCCGCCCGCGCTTCCGCACGCTCCTGATCATCGTCGCGAGGCAGAACGGCAAGACGGTCTTCGCCCGGGTGCTGATCCTGTTCTGGATGTTCGTGCAGCGCATCGGCCTGACGGTCGCCACGCACCTTGACCGGGGCGAAGCCAAGAAGTCGTGGCAAGCCGTGGTGAACATCGCCGAGGGCCACGAGCTCCTCAAGGTCGAGCTGCCGACCTACCACCAGCGCCTACAGCCCGGCGAAGAAGACTTCTGGAACGTCCACGACGCCCACTACGTGTTCAAGGCACCCAACCGCCGGGCGGGCCGCGGCCGGTCGATCAACCGCGCGCACGTCGACGAGCTCCGCGAGCACCACAGCCGCGAAGCGTTCGCCGCCGTCGTCGGCGCCATGCGCGCCGACCGGTACGCCCAGCTCATCGCCACCAGCAACCAGGGATACAGCGACGCCGTCGTGCTCAAGTCGCTGCGCGAAGCGGCGCTGCGCTACATCGCCACAGGCCAGGGTGACCGCCGGCTCGGGCTGATCGAGTGGTCAGCACCCGAAGACGCCCGGCCGACCGACCTCGCCGCTCTCGCCATGGCCAACCCCGACCTCGGCGGCCGCATCGACGCCGAGGCGCTCCTGGCCGACGCGATGACCGCCGAGGCGGAAGGCGGCGAAGCCCTCGAGGAGTTCTACACCGAGTACATGTGCATCGCCCGGGAAGCACTGCGCCCGGCGATCAACATGACCACGTGGATCGAGCGCGGACCACGCGAGGATCGCCCCGCACTCAACCTCGCCGAGCACCGGGGCGCCCTCGCCACGTGTCTCGACGTGTCGCTCGACGGCCGGCACGCCACGCTCGCCGGCGCGGCCGTGGTCGACGGCAAGGTGCACACCGGCATCATCGCGGCATGGGACTCGACGGCCGCGATGCGCCGCGAGCTACCCGGCATCATGGCGGCCGTCCGGCCGCGCGTGCTCGTGTGGTTCCCGAACGGTCCGGCCGCCGGCGTCATGGGCGAGCTGGCCGCACCGCGGCGCGGCACGGCCACCACCGTGCGTTGGCCCCCGCGCGGCGTCAAGCTCGTCGAGATCACGACCGGCACGCCCGCCGTGTGCATGGGGTTTGTCGAGCAGCTCGACTCCGACGAGCTGCGCCACGACGGCCACGAGCTTGCGACCACGCACGTGGGTAACGCGATCCAGCGACCGCGCGGCGACCTGTGGATCTTCGACCGCAAAGGCGCCGGGCACATCGATGCCGTGTACGCGGAGGCCGGTGCCGTACACGTCGCGCGGACCCTGCC